AAGAGTGGTAGAGATATTACTGAAAGTGAAATGGAGTTCATCAATTCTATTGAGTTAATAGATTATGATTTACAATCAGAGGGTGAGGATGAAACTGAACAAATTAAATCACTTATTGAGAACTACATAGATGAAAATGGTAGTATTTCGCAAGAACAAATAGATGAGTTTATTTGGGATGTAATCGGTGAATTAGATAACTCCGATGAGTTATTTGAAGAGATATGTAATAACGGAGCATTTGGCTCGTATGAATCTTAAAATATAAACAATTAAACAAATAAGTTATGAAAATGTTAGAAACTGATTTTGACCAATTAAAAAGAGAGTTTGTTTGGAGTTCTGGAGATGCTGATAATGCATATAATTCCTACTTTGAAGTTATGGAGTGTGATGAGGAAGATTGTAATATTAATGAAATAACCAATTTTCTATTAGAATTAGAGAGAGATGAGAAGGCTTCAGCAATTGCATTGGAATATGGCGAATTGGCTGGTAGAACTGGTAATTCAAATTATATAGATGAGGGTGCTGCTCTTATCTAAAACTTCTTCATTGACTATCAACGAGTTATGAAAAACACTAAAAAAAATATACCAAATTATTAGGAAATATCAGCTTTTCTTCGTAGTTTAGCTGTATAGAGATTGAGAGTTACTCAATCAAAACTTAAAACATAAAAGAACTCGCCGGAGTATAAAACGGATTAAACTATGATTATATTAACAAAAGACATGAACCCAAAGTTAACATTACAAGAGAATGTTTTACTTGCAAACTTAATTCCAATGACTGGTACTGAAATCCATAACGGGATAAAAGTTACTGGTATGGAAATTGCATTATTAGATTATGTTTATGGTGCAAGATTCTTCTTTCCACATAAAGCCGCAATCGGTGAATCTGCATTATTAAAATTAAATCCAAAATTAAAAGGTAAAATATAAACAAATGGAAAATGTAAAAGAATTATGGTGGTCTAAAACAGAATTAGCACCAATGTATAAAACTAATGATGGAGAAATACACAATGCTAAATATATCCTTATGGATGAGATATGGAATTATATTTGGGAAATGACAGATGGTGTAGATACTGCAGATATACCTGATAAGGTATGGTTAGGACATGTAAATGATTATTTAGAATATCATTGTATTAGTAGTGACATAAAATATTTAGGAATTAAAAAATAAAAGTTATGAATGAATTAGAGCAAAAACAATTTGATGAACTACAATTAAGATGTAGTAAAACTAAATACCGAATAGATTTTATCCCAAAAAAAGATGGAGATGATGGAGGTAGTAGGTATTGGGAATTTTATTCCGTAGATGAAAAAGGTTATGAGTATGGTAGAGAGAACTTCTTTTCTATTGCACAACTAACTGAAACAGTAAATGATTATTTAAACATATAAGTTATGAGTATTTTACAAGCAGCATTAATATTTTTAGTATCATATATTCTATTTCCATCATTTAGAAAATTTATCAATTGTATAATTTTTGGAAAATAATTCCCTAATACTTCGTGTTTGGGGATTTACGATGATACTTATATATAATATACATAAACTAAAAAGGATATAAATGGCAAAAAGATTTACGGATTCTGAGAAATGGAAAGACCCATTTTTTGAAGAACTAACAAAAGAATTTAAACTCGCATGGATTTATCTACTCGATGATTGTGACCACGCTGGTATTTGGAGGAAAAGTATTAAAAGATTAAACTTTTCATTAGATACAAATTTTACTGAGATAGAATTACTGAAAGAATTTAATGAAAGAATTGTTGTATTGAATAATGAAAAATGGTTTATACCTAAATTTGTTACCTTTCAGTATGGTAATGAATTTATCAATTCAAAACAAAAAGCAGTACTATCAGCAATAAAATTATTAAATGAAAACAATTTAATTAAAGAGTTAGATAATGGTTTACTAACTCTATCTATACCCTTAACTAACCCTATTGATACTCTTATGGATAAAGATATGGATATGGATAAATTTAAAGATAAAGATAAAGATAAAGATATGGATATAGATGAGGATATGGATATAGATGAAGATATGGATATAGCACTGGATATGATGATTGATATGGATAAACTAGAAGAATTTAAAAAAACATTTTATGAATAATTTACAACCAACACACCTATCTACTAAATCTAATTTAGAGTTTACTCCTCAGCAAAAAGTTTTCATTCAAAACTTTATTACACAACATAGAAGTGAATTAGACAATTGGGAGTTTAACTTCTTACTTGTACTCTTTAATTCTACTCATTACTCAGAACAACAAAAGGATACATTAGAAAAAATAATCAAAAACAAATAAGGCTACCAGCTCCCTGAGAGCAGTTATCCTTGTATTTATAAGCACATAAACTATATATAATGGCACAACACAAAAACAAAGCAGGAAGACCTTCATTCCTCCAACCATCAGAATTTCACACTTGTAATAAATGCAAGACTACAAAACCAGCATCGGAGTTCTATAAATGTGTTTCAAGACCGACAGGAAAACAACCAAATTGTAAGGCGTGTTGCCGAGAAAGCGGGGTATATTTCAGAACAGTACTTCGTGAAGAGTACTATTGGAGCACAGATGGAACTGGTTATTTTGAAAAGGATTACCGAAAAACTCTTGATTACTACAACGATTACATCAGAGCAGATAAAATCCCTTTCATCTATTCAATTCAAACACCATCAGGTATTTACATTGGATGTTCTCGTTCCCTATTTGTAGTGCGTAAATCACGTCATAAGATAGATTATATGCGACATGTCAGAGGACAGAAAACAAATTCTATACCAGGATTACATGCAGCGTTTGATAAAGAAGGTGAGAATTGGATTAAGTACTTAGATACTATGAAGATATTAGAAACCTTTTCAAAAGATTTAACACAATCTCAGTTACTTACAAAGGAAAGAGCGTACATTAAAAAGTATGAATCACAGGGAATCACACTCTTAAACATCGTTGGTTCTAAAAACGATATGAGAGTTAAAAAAAATCAATAATATGTTTTATATCTATCATATACCAGGAGTTAAAATAGGTTGTACTAAACGTAATCCAAAAGAAAGAGTTAGAATGCAAAAATATTTAGATTTTGAAATATTAGAAGAACATTCAGATATAATAGTTGCAAGTAATAGAGAAAGAGAATTGCAAAAACAATATGGTTATAAAATAGATAGAATACCTTATTTTAAAGGTAAATATTCTCAAAATGGTATCAAAAGAGGATTACAATGTGTAGAAACTGGTTATATGAAAGAATTTCAGAAAGCAGGAAATGAAAAATCAACAGAAAAAAGTAAAAAAATAATATTACAATATGATTTAGATGGTAATTTTATTAAAGAATGGAATTGTGGTGGAAAGGAATTATCAAGAAAATATGGATTTAATGTTGGTGCAGTTTGTTTACAAAAAAAAAATAGTAAATCTATAAAAGGATTTCAATGGAGATATAAAGAATCAGAAGATTATCCAAAACAAATTCAAAAATTTGAAAATAAAATGTGGCAAAAAGTAATTCAAAAAGATTTTAATGGTAATATTATTAAAATGTGGGATAATCAAACTATTGCAGCAAAACATTTAAATTGCACAACACAACTAATTTCACAAAGTATAAAATATAATAAAACAGCAAAAGGATTTTTATGGGAAAAAATATAAAATGGATAAGAATTGGTGACTGGGTTGAATCAGGTATTCACTTCCTTACATTTGGATTCGGAGAAAGAATATCATTATGGATAGCTCAAACCTTTTTTGGATTGAATGATTGTAAATGTTGCTCACGTAAAGAGTGGCTGAATCGTCTAACCAATCCAACATTCGATGGTAAATGTAATCAAATCCGATTTTAAGATGATACATAACAAATCAGAAGGGTATTGGAATTTCGTAGGAATATTAGAAAGGGTAAGAGAGATAGAACACTTACCACTATTAGATGAAGAAATTGAAGATGTACTTTGGACATTAGAAACATCAATACAAGAATTGCAATACATACAATCAATTTTACAAACACATACACAAAACAAAAACACAGATGTCACAAATCACAGCAGCAGTTAGTGGTAGTTCATTTCTACCAACTGACAATTCATCAAAAAAACCAATTGATGTCAATTCAGTTTACATCGTAGATTTTACCAAATTAAATTCGGTAAACGATTTAATTCTTATCCTTAGTGGACTAGGAATTGGATTTCCCGGAAATCACCCCTTAATTGAAAATCTAAAACCATTTCTTAATTTAGATAATCCAATTCCACAGCAGGGATTACAACAACCACGTCCTGAACCAAAGGATTTAGAATTACCAAAGATTAAAAAAGTATAATCCAATCCGTATGAAAGATTTAGGTGAAATAGAATTACAAAAACTAAAAGATGTCATCAATGGTATTCAAGGTGATACTTTTCCTGCACAACATGCTAATTTCATTTGGAGTACATACAATCACATAAATGATGCACACGAGAGTGAACCTTGTTTATGTGGAAGTGCTGCGGATAGATGGAGAAGATACATCGAATTCCATAAAGAATACATTAAAACTAGATGATAAGTGGAAGTATCCAAGCAGAATGTGATAAAAGACTATCAGTCCTATATCACGACAAACATCGTTGGTTAATATCAGAGGCAAAAAAACTGACTAAGAATACGGAAGAGGCCGAAGATTTAGTACAAGAACTCTTTGAGTATCTACACATCAAACAAAATCCAAAACTATTTTGGGGTGAATCATATAATATATTCTATTGTAATAAATTTCTATTCAGTAGATTTATGAATAAAACTAAATCCCTTAACCGAACCGAACTAATGGGTGATGTTAAAGTAGAACTCCTATGGGAAGAAGACGTTCCGTATGATGAAGAATTAGATAGAGAATTAGAAAGGGCACACAATGAAGTCATTAACGAATTGAAATCCCTATCCGTAACTCGTCTCTGGCCATCTGCAAAGATATTTGAATTGTATTGGATGAGTGAAGATACTCTGCAAGAAACTGCAGACAAAATCGGTATCAGTAAGAGTACTACCTTCATTGCAGTAAAGAAGATAAGAAAGTATTTACAAACCACAATTAAATCTCCATTCAATGGGTAGTGAAAATAAAAGAGTTGCTAAATCAGGTAGAGTATATTATACAAGAAGTAAAGCATACATTCCATTAGATAAGAAAAAGGATATCACTCCCTTTATGCATTCCCGTACTGACCCTCACTATCTTCGGTACTTCGAAAGAAAAACTCAAATCCGTAGTGAGTATCCATTTTGGCATAAGATGAGTCCGGAACAATGGAGAGGATACTATGAAAGGGTATACACACTAATGCAAACTGATGCGGATTATCAATATTGGATAAAGGAAGTCAATGCAACTGAAAGACAACAAATTAATTGGGATACCTTAGATAGAAAGATACAAAGACAAAGGGATTACCCAAATGGATTTACACATGACTAATATTAAGAAAGAAAAACTGGATGAACTGACCCATTTCATTCAATCACATCCAATCGTATACGAAACCTATAAGAGGCATTACGAAACTGATGAAGTAAAAGTAGATTACTTCCAATCCTATTCCATTGAGGATATTGACCTTTTCATATCTACATGGAGTAGATTTATGAAATAATCCGTATATCTATATATACATATATACACCATCACATACAATAATCAACAATACGTGTTATTATCTATATACATTTAAATAATGGAATAAAATGGCTAGATTTGAAAAGGGTCATAAATTAGCAACAGGAAGACCTAAAGGTGCATTAAATCGTTCAACCGAAGAAATGAAGTTGACAATATCTCGTGCAGTGAATAATACACTAAGTACCATCTCAAAAGATTTAGAGGAGATAAAGAAACGCAATCCCGAAAGGGCAATGGAGTTAGCACTAAAGTTGCTAGAATACACTATGCCTAAATTAAAATCGGTAGATATTACAGGTACAATGGAAGTCAATGCAAGAATACAACAAATCTCAATACACATCTTAGATGGAACTAAACATAAGGACGAGTAAGACATATAGAGATATAGATAGAAGTAGAAAGATATGTATTCTACAAGGTGGTACTCGTTCATCTAAATCTTATTCAGCACTACAATGGATATTAGTCCATGCACTAAGTGAACCTGGAGTAGTTGTTTCTATTGTTCGTAAATCATTCCCATCAATGCGTGTATCTATTATGCGTGATTGGATTGGTATACTGAAAGAGTTAAACATATGGGATGAAGATAGGTGGAGTGCAACAGAACACATCTATACATTTGAGAATGGGAGTATGGTAGAGTTTATGTCTATCGATTCATCAGAGAAGAGAAAGGGAAGTAGTAGAGATTACCTATTCATTGACGAGTGTAATGAGTTAAGTAGAGAGGATTACTTTCAGCTCTTTATTAGAACGCGGATTAAAACTATCATCGCGTACAATCCATCCTTCGGAACTAACCACTACATCTTCAATGATATTCAGACACATCCGGAGAGTGATTTGTACATATCTACATTTAGAGATAATCCTTTTTTGGAACAATCCATCGTTGATGAGATTGAACGTCTTAAAGAGGTTAATCCAGAGTATTACAAGATATACGGATTAGGGATACCTGGCAACAATGTGGGTACTATCTTTAACATAAACGTAATAGATGCGATACCAGATGAGGCAGAGTTCGTTGCATTCGGTATGGACTTTGGTTTTAGTATAGACCCAACTACGATAATGGCGATATACAAATGGGATACCAACCTGTATATAGATGAGTTGTTATATAGTAAGGGATTAGTGACAGGAGAGATAGTAAAGGTACTAAGAGATTTAGAAGTAGAGAGGGCAGAGATATGGGCGGATAGTGCAGAGGGAAGATTGATTGAAGAAATATATAGAAGTGGATTTAACATTAAGGGTGTAAGAAAGGGTAAGGATAGTATTCGCATGGGTATAGACATCATGCAAACCTTTAAACTGCACGTGACTAAGGCATCTAAGAATACCATACAAGAGTTTTCGGAGTATGTGTGGATGGTAGATAAGAATGGTAACTTTGAGAATGTGCCAGTAGATTATTCAAACCATACCATCGATGCAATTCGTTATGTATGTATGGAAAGATTAAACGTAAGAAAAATAAACGCAGGTAAGTATGCAATATCAATCGGACAATACAAACTCTAACGACCAGGTATGGAACGTAGAGGAGATAAGAGAACTACTGCAGTATGTACAACATCTGCAAGAACATAATGAAACCCTTCAGGCAAGTGTGATAATGATACAAGCCAAATTAGATAATGAAGAGGCAAAGGTAAAACATTTAGTAAGAACAATAAAACAAATTACATATGGTGCAGGAATTAACTTTACACATCCCAACTGATTGGAACGATGTGAGTTTAGATAGATATCTTAAACTACAAAACCTTCTAAAACAATACGCGGATGATGAAGAAGCAACCACTGCAGTTCTAATGGTAGAACTATGTGGATTAGATGCGGAATATCTCAAACAGGTATCGATAGAAGATTTTCTAATGTTGAAGAATGAGTTAAGTAAATTCATTACTCGCACTGATTATGAGTTGCAAAGATTCGTTAAGTGGGATGGAGTAGAATATGGATTCGAACCTAACCTATCACAAATGAGTTATGGTGCGTACTTAGATATCAGTAAGTTTAGTTCCATTGCAATAGATGAGAATTGGGTAAAGATAATGAATATCCTATATAGGCCAGTGACAAGAAAGAATGGTGATATGTATGAGATAGAACCCTATACACTAAAGGATAGAACGGACATCATCAGGAAGTGGGGTATGGATATCCACTTTGGTACGCTGTTTTTTTTTTTACTTTTATCAACGGACTTAGTGAGTTCTATCCCGAACTTTTTGAAGGAGGTGGAGCACCTTCCCAACATCAAGCAAACTTTGCTAAAAAGTGGTCAGCTTACTCGTCGATTGTTGAACTTGCCGGAGGAGACATCACGAAGTTCACGGAAGTAACTGCGTATCCCTTAGAGATGTGCCTACTTTATCTTTCGTATAAATCAGATAAGACGGTATTAGAGAACTTAGTGCATAGAGAGAATATGAAAAAGAATGGATAACTAATTATATTTTGTGAAAGGGTTGTTATTAAGATATGGGAAAATGGAGTAACTCACGCAATGGCAATTTAAGATATTCTGTTAATAGAGAAAATAACTCTGGTGTGTACTTCGGTCCAACACTAGGATTGAGTTCTCCTAAGAATAGTAGAAGGGCATGTCTTTGTATTGAAGAAGACACATATAGAGTAGATTGCTGTAAAGGACATCTGATAGAACAAGGTATTGGTAACATCACCGGAGAAGCAATTGCATTGGGTGGTTTTAGTAGTGGTTACTCAGATGGTTTTCAAATCCTATCATAACAACGAAATAAAAAGAATATGTCAGAATTAAGTAAAGTGGCCTTACAGGTCGATAGCAATGCTAGTTTTCCTAATAACAATAATGGATATATAACTCCTGCGATATTAAGGTCATACAATACAAACGTAATTGATTCGACTGTGAATCAAATCCAATATACTGCAGATAGTGGTAGTTGGAATTCGAAGATAGGAATACTAAACGCACAGACCGGAAGTTATATAACGACTGGTTCGAACACATATATAGGAAACCAAATCATAACGGGTAGTATAACTGCAACAGTTTCTGTTACAACTGCATACTTCTATGGTGATGGTAGTAACATTACAAATGTAAACCAATCTCCTATCCTAAGCCTAAACGCTTATACCGCATCACAAGATACTAAGAATGCAACTCTTGCAACATATACGGGTAGTAATGATACAAAATTCTCTACATTAAGTAGTACTACAGCATCATTCAGTTCTTCAATAGGACAATTAAACTCATTCACATCTTCTCAGGCAACTAAGAATACAACATTAGGATTTTCAACATCATCCCTAAATGCATATAGTGCAAGTAATGATACGAAGTGGAGTACACTAAGTCCAGTAACTGCATCTTTTAGTTCATCACTAGGACACTTAAACCAATTCACATACTCACAATATATAAGAGATTATAATTTGGGTGTATGGACTGGTAGTCAAGATACAAAGAATGTAACACTTGCAACATATACTGGTAGTAATGATACAAAGTGGACAACACTAGCAATATATACTGCATCATTCAGTGCATCTGATGCTGATTTTAATGCATATACTGCTTCACAAAATACAAAGAATGCAACATTAGGAACATATACAGGTAGTATCGATACTAAGTTTTCTACATTAGGTACATACACCCAATCAGTAGATACAAAGTTTACAACCCTTTCATTTTCAACCTCATCTCTAAACGCGTATACCGCATCTCTTATCACTGCATTTACTGCAAGTGGTACATCTATAACGGTCAATGGGACAACTACTCTTAAATCGAATCTATATGTGACTGGTGGGGTATATCAAAACGTTGTGTCACAAAGTATTGTTTCATCAACTGCATCTTTAGACCTTTCACAAGGAACATACTTTAACTTAACTCTAGCAGATAATACAACAACACATATTAGACCTACTAACTTAGCAGCGGGTGTAAGTGCAACTTTAGTTATTACCACCGGTACTAACTCAACCGCATCTCTTGCACCTATCTTATTACAACCACTTGGTAATGCATACAATGCTACCTCTGGTAGTGGTAAAATAGATGTACTTTCATTAACATCAACGAATACATCTAATATGTTTGTAGTATCAGCTAAAAATATGATATAATGGGATTACAACACAACTTCGGATTTAATCAACTCAGTGCTATATTCGTTGACTACTTAATTGTAGGAGGCGGAGGTAGTGGCGGTGCTGGTAATAATTATTCAATAAGTGGTGGTGGCGGAGGTGGAGGAAGTTATATACAAGGTAGCACAACCCTATATAGAGGAACACAATATCCAATAGTAGTAGGAGCGGGTGGACCTGGCAGTGCCGCAAATAACCCTGGTCAAAATGGTTCTGGTTCTTCATTCATTGGTATAACAGCTATTGGTGGAGGAGGTGGAGCAGTTAATGGTATAGGTGGTAATGGTGGTTCGGGTGGAGGTAACTCAAGTAATACTCCTCTTCCAAGTGGAACGGGTATAGTAGGACAAGGTAATGATGGTGGCGGAGGAATAAGTGGTGGAGATAATAGAAGAGGTGGTGCCGGTGGAGGTGGAGCATCACAAACAGGAAGTAGTATAGAATATAATTATACTTCATCAGAAGTAATAACACCAGGTAATGGTGGTAGTGGTTCGTTCTGGTATGATGGTATAGGTAGAGCAGGTGGAGGTGGAGGAAGTCAAGCAGTAGTAGATTCAGGTCCTACTGCATTTTCTGGAAGTGCAAGTTGTGGTGGTGGTAATGGTGGAGGTTCAGTTGCATACGGAACAAGTGCCAATGGAGGTGCTAGTGGTACAGCAAACACCGGTGGAGGTGGAGGTGGCAATAATAGTGGTGGAGGAACTACTGGCGGTAGTGGTGTAGTAGTAATTCGTTACGAAGGGCCACAACAAGCTACAGGTGGAATAGTTTCAACATCAGGTAGTTATACATTCCATACCTTCAATAGTGATGGTGTATTCGAAAAGACTTAAAAATTATAAACAAAAAATAACTATTTTATTAAACACATATGTTATTATAGCATATACAAACTCGAAAGATATGAATTCAAAAACAGTACTTCTCTTCC